TAGTTTTGTTTTTTGTTTGTTATGGAGTATGTTGCCTAGAGACCCTAACGATGAATAAGGATATTGAGATAAGTTATTGTCCTAGGGATCAGTTTATGCCGCTGCATGAATGTAAGAAGCGGTGGATGGTGGTTGTGGCACATAGACGTAGTGGCAAGACTGTAGCCAGTCTTAACCAGTTGATTAGAGGCGCACTCCTGTGTCCTAACAAGAACCCTAGATTTGCTTACATAGCCCCCTATCGCATACAGGCTAAGGCGGTGGCTTGGCAGTATTTAAAGGACTTCACGGAGAACATTCCTGACCGCAAGGTGTCTGAGAGCGAACTCTATATCCAGCTTCCTAAGGGAGGGCGCATAACCCTTTATGGCGCGGACAATTCAGAAAGCCTTCGTGGACTCTACCTAGACGGTTGTGTTGTGGACGAACCTGCGGATATGGATGGGGACTTCTTTAAGAACATTCTACGTCCTGCCCTATCTGACCGCTTAGGTTGGTGCTTATGGATTGGTACGCCAAAGGGTCGTAATAGTTTCTTTACCCTCTTTGACAACGCCTTGCATGATGATGACTACTTTACGTTGTTCCTTCCTGCCAGCCAAAGTAAGCTCCTTCCACAGTCTGAATTGGACTCAGCGTTAAAGGTAATGGGTAAGGAAGCCTATGATAGGGAGTATGAATGCTCGTTTGAAGCTCCTGTTCCTGGTTCCATCTACGCCAATCAGATAAACCACCTACGTAAGGAGAACAGGATTCTCGACTTCCCAATGGAACAAGGCCATCCGCTTTATACGTTCTGGGACTTAGGTCAGTCCGACTTCACCTGTATATGGCTAGTTCAGTTGGTTAATAGGGATATTCTACTTCTTAACTACTTCTCAGACACGGGTAGGACGCCAGCCTATTACGTAGATCAATGCCTCATTTGGGAGAAAAGGTATGGTAAGCCTATCAAGATGCACCATCTGCCCCATGATGCCAATACTCGTGATAGGGGTGGTAAGACGTGGATAAGCGACTTAAAGGACGCGGGTATGACCGACCTATGTGTTGTGCCTAGAACGCCCGACATTTGGCTAGGAATCAATCAGGTACGCGATCTAATGCCTCGCTTTGTCATTCACCGCACCAACTGTTCTAAGCAGTTCGGAACCAAGCTACAACCCATCCCCAGCGGATTGGACTGCTTGGAGTACTATCGTAAGCGTGAGGTACAGACGGGAGCTGCCACCAATGAACGTCCCGTACACGATGAGTTCTCTCACGGAGCTGATGCTATACGTACACTAGGTGAGGCTTATAGCTATGGGCTATTAACAGGAACGTCTGAATTTGCCCGCCAAACCAAGACAATAGACATCCGTGTAAGCCGTGAACCCGTTAAACAGAATAGCTTTAGAAAGATAATAGCTTCCTTCCGATGAGCCCAATAGATCAGATACAATGGAAATTCCATCAGCAGGGGATAGATTTTCCTCTACTTCTGGAAGCCCATTATGCTCATGGGTTTGTTTTCAGTACCCCAGACTTCTTTGTCATGGGTAGACCTGTGGATAGCCAAGAAGCCTATAGCCTTATCAGAGAACCAACATACACGTTTGATAGGGATAGGCAGGATGCTTGGTGGGTATATGGGCTAGCTGGTGACACACACAAGGCTTGGAATATATTGCCTTACCATCTTCCGTTAATAGGATTTGAGCGTTTTGACGAAATTCCTCGCTTTTATTCTATAACAACCTTAAGGCGTTTAACTAACAACACATAATATGGGCGGCTCATCCACTCCTCAAGTTCCTCAGGCTCCTACGCCAACTCCTCCAGTTACTCCTAACAACGCTGCATCCATAGCTGTTGAACAGGCCACCTATCGTCAACAACTAAGACGTAAGGGCATTGGTCAAACAACCTATGCTGGGGCTAACATGCCATCCTCGCAGGGTATGCAAGGCTTTGCAGCAGGCTTAGGTGGTAGCACAATGGGTAATCCAAACTCAATGTCAGGAATGCCAAAGAAGTAATATGATACTACCACAAGCAGACGACATTACCAGCAAGCCACTTCCTGCCGAGACAGCAGCTAGTCCTGTTGTTACACAGAGACACTTGGATGAATGTACCCGTGCGTTAGGCCGTCCGTTATGGGAGTTTGAGTTCGGCATCCTACAAGACATGCTTTTAACGCTTCAGGGTATAAACAACAAAGCTGCTAAGAAGGGTATTCTACAAGGCTACTCGATGGATGAGCTAGTAAGTATTTTCATTGAACGTGTACAGATGGCGGAGCAAAAAGCCGCCGACTTTAAATCAGCTCTCAAATAATCATGGCCTCTTTAGACGACAACGAGTTAGCACTTAAGCTATTTAAACGAGCAGATAAACTAAAGGGCTATCGTAATAGCATCTTTGATCCTCGTTGGCAGGAAATCTCTGACTACTTTTGGCCTGACGTATCTGACATCAACACTGAGAAAACTGAATCAATGACAGGTTGGTTTGATCGTTTATACGAATCAACCGCCATGCGTGCATCAGCCACTTGCTCAGTGGGCGTACGTAATTGGGTTACTCCCTCAACAGAACCTTGGCTTGATCTTGCGCCTCCTACTAACTTAACAAAAGCTAATATGGATCGCCAGATGGGGATGATGCCTGGCAAGGATAGATTACAGAAACTCCTTAGTCCACAGACTCAGCCTCTTGACGACCAGTCCGTAGATGAAGCTACACGTTGGTCAGCAGACACGGCGCAAACCATTTTACAAGAACTAGCAGCTTCCAACTTTTATTCCGTCATTCAACCATTCAACAGAAGTGCCTGCGTATTTGGTACGGCTCTTATGTTCATGGAAGAAGGTAAGGCCAATCTCTACCGCTTTGAGCAGTTCAAGGTAGGTACGTTTGTAATCGCCGAGAACGACGAAAAGTCGATTGATACAGTTGTACGTTGGTTCAAGCTCACAGTAAGACAAGCAGCTCAGAAGTTTGGCGTAGAGAACCTTCCTAAGAAGATGCAGGAAGCTCACGACAAAAAGAAATACGATGAAATGTATGAGTTCATGCACCACGTATTTCCTAATGACGACTTCAAGGTCGGCGACTTAGGAACTAACGGAAAAGCCTTTGCATCTGTTTACCAGACAGTAGTTGAAAAGAAAATTGTTAGCTATCAAGGCTACGATGAGATGCCATACTTTTGTTTACGTTGGAGTCGTTGGGGTACAGATGACCAAGCCTATGGTTGTTCCCCAGCATTTGAAACTCTGGTAGAAGCTCGCCAGCTCAATTTCGTCACCCAGTATCAGGATGCACTAGCCGAGTTAAAAGCCTTCCCTCGTCTCTTATATCCAGACAACCTTGACGGCAACATCCAACTAGCCGCAGGTGGTGTGACAACTTACAAGGCCGATCAACCCGAAGCTGTACCTCGTGAATGGTTAACGCAGGGTGATTACCAAAACACCAAGGAAATGTTAGATGACAAGCGTGCTGCATTAAACAAAGCATTCTTCGTAGACATCTTCAACGCACTTGGAAATCTTGAGGACAAGCGTATGACCGCCACTGAGGTGAGCCAGCGCATTGGTGAGAAGCTCGATCAGTTCACAGGAACATTCGATCAATATCGCACCGACCTCATCAACCCACTTGTACTACGCTGCATTGGTATTGCGTACAGAGCTGGTAAGTTGGGTAAAGCGCCACAAGCACTTCTAGTACGTCCTAACAACGATCCTAAAGAACCATTACAACTTGCTTCACCAAAGATTAATATCAAGAGCCGTGTAACGCTTGCGATGAATGAAGTGAAGAACGTGGGCACAGAAAAGACGCTAACCTTGCTTCAACCTCTTGCTCAGATGCGTCCAGACATCATGGACAACTTTAACTTCGATAATCTCGTACGTATGACAGGCCGTAACTTCGGTATGCCTGAAGGTTCATTCCGTTCAATGAAGGAAGTAATCGACCTACGTAATCAACGCGCTCAGATGATCGCAAAAGAAAACGCTCTCAAGAATGCAGAGACTGCTGCTACCGCTGCTGGCAAACTCGGCAAAGCTCCACAACAACTTCAAGACGCAGCATCAAATCAACTTCAATCAGCACAAGGATAATTCATGGCTACTCCATCTACATTAAGAAATCAGTGGTCGGTAACTAGCACTACCGCTATATCGAACACTACGGCTGTTACAATCGCAGCAGCTTCCCAACAAACAAACCTCGTAGGTAATGTTACTAACAATAAGAACTTCTTAACAGATCTTTATTTTATTAACACAAGTTCTACGCCAACAGTTGTACAGATTATTGACGCTGGATCATCCACAGTGCTTATGAATTTATACGCACCAGCAAGCTCCACATCTCCTACAGTACTCAATCTTGCAACACCCGTAGCTGGTACACCTAACTCTGCATTACAAATTAAAGCAGTTACTACAGGTGCAAACATCTACTGGGCAGCATCAGGTTTCATAGCAACAGCTAACGCATAATAACATGGCTCTCGATCCAACCGAGGTCGCCATCACTCAGTCCAGACGTTTAGAACTAGCCTACTTAAAGGTGTTTGGCGGTCTGGACACGAGGGATGCAGATCAACGTCTTGTTTGGCAAGACTTAGAAAAACATTGCAAGGTGAATGCCCTGTCTGCGGAAGCACGTACAGACGGAGAGATAGCTCACCTTAAGACATACTTTAATGAGGGTAGGCGTTCTGTATACCTCCATATCAGGGGTCAAATACTGAAGGCAGGTATAGAACCGCGCCCTCTCAAAATTCGTAAAACAAAATAATCCAACATGGCTACTCCAAACATAGTATTAGACATCAACGACAAGCATGAGCTTGTTCGCGTACACGGCATCAATGGCGGTCGTAAAACCGTATTAGCCCGTTTAGATCCACCAGGTAACTACACAACAATTTATTGGAAGGACGCAGAAATGCGTGATAGCTACCATAAGTCAGTAGAGGCATATCTAACCAACGAGAAGGTAAACATCACGACAGTATTGATGGAAGGTCAGAAGCCAGACGTTATTAGTCCTAAAGCACCACCTCCACCAGAGATGCACCCATTACAAGGCGATCTAACACCAGCCTATGTTGAATGGATGTTAAAGTGGGCTCCTATCAAATTCCAAAACGTACTTGGCGTTAAACTCAAGAAGCTCAAGGAAGGCGAAGAAGCACCAAAAGATCCGCGTGATATGTGGGTACGTGCAGATGTCATTCGTACAGATAGCCGTCCAAGACCTGGTACAAATGGTGGAGAGTATATGTCCACACGTTTCAAAGCCCGCGATCAAATCATTGCCCGCCGTTCCTCGCATCTCACCTTTACAGAAAAGGAAATCCTAAAAGAACAAAGAGATAGTAATGGCGATTTAGTACAAGTAACCGTTGAGCCTTACGAAGATCGTTATTCCCCAGAACTCATTGATAAGATGGAGAAGAAGGGTGATATTGAAGTCGTATGGCGCAGACACGCTGCTGCATCTGCTGGTAGCTCATTCTAATGTTTAAGATAGTTAAAATAACTAAAGTACCAATCGGTCAACCCACTCCAACAAATGTCAGAAGTAGCAACAGCACCCAGCCCAACACCAGCACCAACATCAGCCCAGCCAAGCCCATCGGCAGCAAGTCCAAGTAGTTTGGATCCTAACTATTCCACGTTCTCAGCAACGGAGGTAAAGACGGATGTAGCTACAACGGCAACTACCGAGAATAAGCCTGATAGCTGGATTACATCATGGTTTAAACAAGACGGCTCGTTAGACCATACGGCTTTCGACAAAGCACCCGATGATATACGCCAGATGCGCAAGGATCTTGAGCGTTATAAAAACGGAGAGGAATTTGTTAAGAGCTATAAAGGGTTAAAGGAACTAGCATCCAAAAAGGGCATCATTGAGCCATTACCAAAAGATGCTACGCCAGAGATGAAGGCGGAGTATAACGCTATACTACGTCGTGTTAATGGCGCTCCTGAGAAGCCAGAAGGCTATAACCTAACTAAGCCACAAGACCTACCAGATAACCTCTGGGATCAAAACTATGCTAATAGCATGGCTAAGGTGGCGCATGAAATGGGATTGTCTCCTGAGGCTATGCAAAAGCTCGCACAGGCCGAAATCCAGCACACTAAGGCCATTATTGAGCAGAACCAGAAGATGGAACAAGAATGGTTCCAGAAGC